GCCCAGCGGTGTAAACTATTGATCTCACTGGCAATGCCAGTCTCCACGATCAACCGCCCCGATGACGTCCGCCACCGCCCGTTACGCTGATTCCCTGCGCCTGTCCGTCGCTCCGATGATGGATGGGTCGGATTCCGTTTGAATTCAATAGGTTGAGGCCATATTGGTGCAGCAGTGGTGCAATGAACGCTTAGCGCCTGGCACCCGGGCAGTTTCAATTCCTGAGACAGCGTTAGACTAGTGTGGCGAGCGGTAGACCCGCTCCGGGGGCGATATGAAGCACTTTGCCATCTCAGCAGCTAATGAATTCATCCGCCTTGGGCGGCGTGACGACGTGTTGGTTACCAACATGAAATTGCAGAAGCTCCTGTACTTCTTGCAGGGGCATGGCTTGGCCCTTGCTGGCGAGAACCTGCTTGATGAGCAGCCTCAGGCATGGCAGTACGGCCCCGTCTATCCGAGCGTGTACCGATACTTCAAGGACTACGGCGCAAGTCCGATTCTGAAAGAGGTGCCGTTCCCCTTCGATGACGACGACGAGCCGTGGCGTATGAACGCCGAGGATTTGAAGGCGCAGTCCATCCTTGAAGCGGTTTGGCGTGCCTACAAAGACATGCCGGCCACAAAGCTGTCGCAAATGACACATGTTCCGGGTGGGCCATGGGAGCGCGCCGCCAACCAGGGTCGCTCAGCAGTGATTTCCGAAGATTCGATGCGGGAGTACTTCACCAAGACCGGTGCGAATTGATGGCGAACGAACAGCCTGAGCTACCCGGAGTCGAATCCATCGATGAGCAGATCCGGAAGTTCCAGATCAAGGCCGAACTGCAGATCCCGGCGGGGTCCGACAAAGGCACGGTGACCGGTGAAGCTGCGGCTTGGGAAGCGCGTGTTGATCGCATCAAGGCAAAGAATGATGCACGGCGCGCCGACACAGAGATGCGTGGCAAGTACGCGGAGCAGGCGTTTGAACTGGCGCGGTTGGCTGTGTGGTTTTGGATCGTATTGTTCGGCGCCACCGCTATATCCAATGCTGCAATGGGTAAGCCAGCGCTTAGCGACAAGGCGCTTATTGCGCTGACGAGTGGTGCAACAATCAACGTCATTGCGGTTTGCCTAGTGGTCGTGCGGGGACTTTTCCCTGCACGTCAGAAGCGCGAAAGAAAAGGCGGCTAGGAGCCGCCTTTTCTCTGTGAGTCCCACCAAGAGGCCACATCCCGAACGTCGAGAATGCCATTGATCGGCCTTGGCGCGTCTCCCCTGGCAATCCAGTTCTGCACGGTCTTCATGGTCATCTTCGGCAGGAACTCCTCGCGGAATTTCTCCACGGTCATGGTTGGCCCGTACTGGCCGTAGAGCAGCCAGAAGGTCGAGTGTTCAGCCGCGGCCATGCGGGCCTCCTTCATGCGGTAGCCGACCGTCCTTCCAACGGCCGTTTTCGTTGTAGCGAATGTGCTGGTAACGGCCAGTCAGCCGGTGGCGTCGTTCCGTCGGCCAAGGCGGCACCTCTGTACATCGATGACACCGCCTCCTTGAACGTACGGCAGTTCGAGGCCCGTGCCCGGCGCATGCATCAGCGCAAACCGCTGCAACTGCTGGTGATCGATCACATCCACGACTTCGACGTGGACCCGCGCATGGCTCGATTCGAGTACGGCCGCATTCTGCAGAAGGGCAAAGACCTGGCAAAGGAATGGAAGATTCCGCTCGTGGCTCTGGCGCAGCTCAATCGAAGCGTCATCGGCCGGACCGACAGGCGCCCAACCTTGTCTGACCTCCGCGAATCCGGAGAACTGGAGCAGAAGGCCGACGTGGTGGTGCTCCTGCACCGTGAGGATTACTACGACACGCCCGAGCACCAGACGCACCTGCAGGGCGTAGTGGAAATGCACTTTGCGAAGGGCAGAAACATACGCGCGGGCGAGCGAATCAGCCTGCAAAATCGTTTCGACCAGATGCGCATCGACAACTGGGACGGTCCGCTCCCGCGCAAGCCAGAGGCCGCGAACGATGACCAGCCGCCGCGCCGGACGAGCTACGGATACGGTGCAGGCCGCAAGGTGCACGGGGGGCTTGGACGATGAGCATCCTGCCGACCGGATCCCAGGCACTCAGGCATTTTGACGAAACCCTCGACCAGCTGGCGGAGAGGTTGGACCGCCTCCTTTGGCACGATCGGGGCCAGCGCTCAACCACTGCCGAGGCTTGCCAATCTCAGGGATCGCGATTCAGTACGACTATCATGATTGTCGGACAGGTTTGCTTGCAAATCTGGACTTGGTCCTTAGAGCTTCCGCCATTCACCTTCTCTCCGCTGTGCTTGCCGCAAGGAGCCATCTAGTCATGAAGCAATTCAAGAATCGGGCCGAAATTACTGCTCTGCCGGAGTTTGAAAAGGAACAGCCCATCTCGGCGGAGACCTATGTTGGCTTGGTCGGCTGGTACGCCTTCGAAAAGGAGGAAATGTACTGCTGCTCGCTCAAGGAGACTGGAACACTTTGCAGGACGCCCCACAAGAAAGGTTGGGTGGCATGTGTAGCAGGAGGTGGGTTAACGATCATCGGCGGAGATTGCGCGAAGAAGAAGTACGACGCCGATAGCACGATCATGCGCGATATCAACCTAGCGCAGAAGAGCATCGATGACGAAGCGGTCAAGCAGCGTCTGGCCGAGCTTCTGTCCGATAGAGATAGCGCCAGGGCTGCGGTGGTGGCTGCGTTCGAACGCCTTGACGGCCGCCGCCGCGCGCTGCAAGGCTTCATGGAAGCGGTGGGACGAAAGAATCAGTCCAGACTTGAGGAACTCGCCAGGACTTCGGGTGAGGTCATGGTCGAAGGCAGGACCCCAGCAGGGGTGGATAGCGACGGAGATGTCATCAAGGATGCCAGGATCGTTCGCATCACACTGCCTCCAATTGCGTCCATCGCAGTCTGCAAACCATCTTACGTGGCTCCTATGGCGGATGATCTCAGGAAGCTCCGTAAGCTCTATGACGATGCGGACGCGCTGATCGAAAGCGGGGCGCAAAAGGGGCGGCGGGAGTTAAGCGCGGGGTTGTCACGAACCGACAGTTCGGTATCCGCAGTGGAGGATGCTGTGCGGGCCATCGATGCTTTTCTCAGTTGCGATCTAACGGGCGCCTGTTTCCTGGTCAATGACTGGAAAGACCGCTGTTTCGTGGGAAAGATAGCGGTCGATCGTTTGGGTGTCGGAGGCGATCCCAAGGCCTGGATCCAGAAAATTGAGGCGGGTCTCCGTCGCAAGTACAACGTCACCAAGATCGTAATCGGAGTATCCAGATGAGCACTGATAAGCGACCGATCGAGGAGCGCATCGCTGCTCTGATGGGAAAGTCTGCCTACCGCGACCTCCGTGATGGATTCTTGTCTGGAGGACTTCCCCGGTTCACCGATCAGGACGTTGCTGCCGCCATCGGGGCCGCCACTCGTTCGGTAGGACGGGTAGGGGTAATGGCGTTGGAGACCTACTATGGCTCGACGCTGCTGCACCAGACGGCCCTGCTGAGGGAATGGGAGGACGCTGAAAGGAAGGGTGGAGACTCCCGCGAGCAAATTGTGCTGACGAGGTTTGGGGGGGCCCTGGCCATTCAGCAGATGGCAGGCGGAAAGGTCACTGGCTCTGCCTACAGCGAGTACGCTTACCTCATCTTCACTCGGCGCGAGCGGCTTGAGGGCCGGGTTCGGGCGGCAGGAGCTTGGTTGGAGGAACAGCGCTTCACCGCGCTTCGTGAGGTGAAAGCTCAGCTTTTTCACGAAGCGGCTTGACGGGACGAAAATCCTCCCCCAAAATCCCATCATGCGCGATCTGCGCACTCAAAGGGCTCGCCATTCGGCGGGCCTTTTTACTTTTGAAACCATTGAGCTCCTAGCGGTGTGGGCCAATAATTGGAAGCCAATCGGCACATGAAGCGAAAGGAAGCATATGACTCTGCAAGAGAAAATCGCAGCGACCGAGGCGACGGCAAAAATTCTGGTTGCTCTCATTGAAAGTAGTGGCGGCTTTAAGAACAGCGGAAATGCGCAAGTTGACTCAAAAAACGCCGCTGATGCCTTCAAGGTGATTTATAGCGCGGTTAAGGAAAGCAACGCGCGGTAAGAGTATCTACAAGATTGTCTAAGCCTCCGGCGCGAGCTGGGGGCTTTTTTGTTTCCGGAGACGCCATGACGCAGATCACTCCCCAACAGGCTGGCGGCGTGAACGTCGTGGCCTTCCTCGACATGCTGGGGTGGGGGCAGGCTACGGGCAGCACGAACACAAGCTTGCGGACCTGCTGGCGGTGTACCGAAAGGCCGGCGGGACGGTGGCGCCGTGACCGAGCCCGTGAGCACCATGAAAATCATCGTCGGGACTTTCACGGCGGCTGTAGTGGCGCCCGCGACTGCTGATGCGCTGCGGGAGGCAGACCGGCGCGAAGGAAGTGCTGGTAGAGGTCGAGGGCAAGAAGACGCTGGTCAGCAAGCCGACGTTTGATGCGTGGGTAGAGGCATGGACACCGCAGATCGGTGGTACGCCCAGCAGGGCAACGTGAGCGGCCAGTTGTTTTGGCAGCACGTCCCTCTCCCTGGCGAGAATAATTTTCCTGATAGCCTGTTTACCATGGGGGTGAACATCACCGGCAACACGGGGACCACAAATTGTTACCAAGTGGTGGAGCAGCGAGTGGAGGACGTTCGCACGTTTGCTGGCAAGGTATGCACGCTGAGTTTCCGTGTGTTCAATGGCGGTGCAGCTGGGCGCAAGATCGCAGTTGAATTTGCGCAGACTTTCGGCGCTGGCGGATCGGCTCCAGTACTGGGCATTTCCCCTGAGACGTTCACGCTCGCGGCTGGCATGAACTACATCAAGAAAACGGTCACGATGCCATCTGTAGCAGGTAAGACTGCCAACTTTGGGCATGCTGCGGTGGTGGCTCTTTGGAGCAGCGCTGGCAGCGATTTCGCCAGCCGTACCGGCGGTTTGACGCCGCAGACTGGTTCTCTGTATTTCAGTCAGATCAAATGGGAACCCGGCGCTGTCGCTACGCCGTTTGAACGTCGCCCGATTGGTTTGGAGTTGGCGCTGTGCCAGCGCTATTACGAAAAGAGCTACAACCTAGATGTTGCCCCCGGTAGCGCTTCTTCGATCGGCCGAGTAAACACGTTCTATGACCGCACTATGGGAGGAACCAGCACATCTAACATTCCGTTCAAGGTAACAAAACGTGCTATCCCTGCTGTGGTTATATATGACGACCTAGATGGAACAGTTAACAAAGTTCGTGGGAACGCCGGTGGGCAGGGGAGCGTGGCAGCCGTTGTAAGCGTCGGGCAAAACAACGCGCAGCTTAACTATCAACCTGCGGCTGGCAACTGGGGTTGCTCTTTCCACTTCACTGCGGACGCGGAGATTTAAGCATGTACCAACTGACTGAAAACCCGGACGTGATTCTGTGCGTCAGCACGGGTGCAAACATTCCGCGCAGTCATTGGATGTGGGCTGACTATCAGCGCTGGCTGGATGATGGCAACACGCCGTTGCCGGTGACACCTGTTCGCACGCTGGCCGAGGTCAAAGCGGATCTGCTGGCAGCAGTGACTGCCGAACGTTGGAACCGCGAGACCGGTGGCATCACCATCGGCGGCGTGCAGGTTGGCACCAACCTTGACGATCAGAACCGCCTGAGCGGCGTTCTGTCGGCCATCCAACTTGGCGGGCTGGAATCGGTGGACTTCAAGGCGCAAAGCGGCTGGGTGGAACTGACAGCGCCGGAACTGCAGGGTATCGCCCTGGCGATTTCCGAACACGTGCAGTCGTGCTTCAGCGCTGAGCGTGATCACCACGAAGCCATCGAACAGCTGCAGTCGCTGGCCGACGCCGGGGCTTACGACGTGCTGCAGGGCTGGCCACCGGCAGCAGGCCTGGGGCATGAAAGCGCGCCGGTCGTGGGGGACGCCTGACGGCATCCCGGCCCATCACGCCGCCACAACGCGGCCTGCGGCCAGATTGCGGCCATGTGCTATTCCGCCAAAATCAAAGCCGCTTACAAGAAGTTGTCTAGCAAACGATTGGCGCGCTGGTAATTGAAATGGCGGCCTAAAAAGGCCGCCCATCTATGCAATTCATATTCCGCCGCTTCAATCCTCGTGGGTAGGGCGAGTTGGCTTGGGCGGGCCAGCGGGACCAGTAGTTACGGTGCCAGTCTGGCCACAATTGCCGTAACACCCGCTTCCGGGGTTGGCACCGCCACCATTGCCTACGCCTTGACCGCCTCCATAGCCAGTACCTGAGCCAGTGCCGCTACCCTGTCCGCCAGACGGCAGAGGAGTGGTACTGGCCTGGGCTTCATATTTGACTCCCATGTATCCATCTCCGCCCACGGTGACTTCATAGCCAACACAGGCAGTTCCATTACACATTGTTATGACGTCCCCCGGGACTATCCATAGAGACTGAATGGAAACAAGTCTGTTAAAACTTGCTATAGCGAGACTAAGCTCATTTGAAGTTTGGGGGTCGATTCTAGGATAGCCAAGCGAGCAGTTATTACACGGATAGGTTCCGATGTTTCTCGATCCTTGCACTTGTGCGTGCACATACAGTGTCACTGATAGCAGAAAAGCCAATAGGATTGCTGCGGTCAGCCTAACGTTCATTTTTTGCTCCTCTGTGCCAGCGTGGCGGCCAGTTGATTAGCCTTCCTTAGTTCAGACGGAGTCATGGACTGCGCCATGAGATCCAATATCTGATCGTTTCCACCGATGGGGGTCAGCTGTCCCGCAGCTTTCTTGTAGGCATAGGCACGGACCGAATCTTTCGGTGTAATGATGCCGCGTTGATACGCCGTTCCGAGAGTGAAAAGCCCGTCCGGGTTCCCTGCGTCAGCTACACTTTTGATGTAGCGATATGAATCGTCATTGAACTGTTTAACTTTTTCTGCCGAAACTGCTTGTTCCTGCTGATCTCCAACAATGAGGTCCAGATAGTTGTAGTAGGCCAGCCGCGCGTAGGTGTCGCCCCCTTCCGCTGCTTCTTTCAGCCATCGGGCCGTTTCCTTTTGCGCATCACCTGGGATTCCCTCACATTGTTTGAGCTTTTCTTCGGTGAACGTAAGAGAGCTCAATTGCTGATCTGCTAGGAACTGCTCTCGCGTTTTTCCGCTTGCTTTGAGAATTTCCGGCGAGACCTGGCTATTTGAGTAGTCCATGGGCCTCTCTGCCTGCATTGCAAGGCGGCATTCGTTGAATACCAAGAACAGCTGTCGTTTTGCTTCCAGATCTCCAGCTTCTGCTCTATTGCGCAGCGACGGATACAGGTCTTTCACCGGAACATCTGGTAGGCGCTGTGCAGACTGAAGGTCGGCATCAATTGCCGCCGATTTTGGAGTGACACCTCGAAGCTCTGTCGTAGCCGCGGGCGCTTCATTCGCCGGTGCACCGCTAACTTGCTGAACATCGTCATTCTTACTTGAGCATGAGGTGACCATGCAGGCGATGAGTGCGAACTTTGACAGGCGTACGCACTGATTGATAAAGCTGTACTTCAGGGATGGATATGGCATCGGGTTCTCCATACGCGCTAGTTTGTAGATGGGCAAGCATCCAATCCTGACGGTCTCAACATTCAATCAGTTGCTGCAATAGGTAAACGCCGACCTCTCTAGTAGGTAATTTCCTACAGCAAGCAAGCTTGGCCGCGCCGGCACAGAGTCGACTATGACTGATTCTCCCGCAGCGATTCAGGCCGCTGGCTGGCGCGTTCGCAGGATCTGCGACGCCAAGCGGCACCCGTTCTACGAGCACCGGCTGGCGGCATAGGCGAAACCTGAGCGAGCGGTGCGCGGTTCCCTGATGGTGTTGGCGGGGGAGGCCGGCGATGCTGGTCAAGCCGGATTCGGGGCCGCAGGCAGCTCAACCCGGGAGCGCTTGAGCAGCGCCGCGCCGGCACTCAGTCCGAACGATTCAGGCAGTCGCTGCCGCGATCGCAGTATCTGCGACGGCTGGTCGTATCCTCCCGGCCATGCCGCTTCCCGCCGACTTCTACTGGACGACCAGGTCAGCCAGCCACCCGGATGACCGCCTGGCCGTGATCGCTTGCCACGGAGTGTGGATCGTGGACATGGCCCAGCGGGTGAACGATGGCATCTGGGTTGCGTCACTGGACCGGCACCGGCACGGCCCCGGTGGGCCGTTCCGCTGGTGTAGCAGCTACGAGCAGGGCCGCGCGGGGGCCGAGCTGTGGGTGACCAGGCACGAGGCCAGGCTGCGGGAGGATGTGGCCACCATCCTGGCTTGGCAGGAAAAAGTCCGCGGCAACAGGCTGGCCAAGGCCGACCTGAATCCGCCGTTCGGCTGGATGGGATGAGGTCCGGCTATGCGATGGCTTTGAAGACCCAACCGCCATATCCCCACAGCACAGTCCCTGCAATGACCAGCACGCATCCCCAAATCTCGTCGGCCTCAACCGACCTGACCTTGGTAGCCATTGCTTCCTCAGCAGTCTCGCTTGCGAAAGTGGAAGCCCTCGTTATCGCGTAGTACTTCGTACGGGTCGGTAGAGGGGACCCGTCTGCTGCTTGGCGATGGAAGATCGCGCTCTGCTTGATGTTCAGGAGAAAACCGCCGAGTGTGAAAATCGCCCCCGAAGCGGAAAATAGACCGGAGTCCGGGCAGCGCAGTTCGAGCACAAAAGACACACCGGAAAATGCAGTGCAGGCAGCGATGGACCGCCAGCGGTTGAACGCGATCGCCCTGAACAAATTTCCTACCGCTCGCTTGAAGTCAATCACTATCGGACTCCGGGGCAGAAGTTGGCGCCGGCCGAAGTATCAGAGACTGAGGCAGCGGCTGGTGAAGGGGATCTCGATGTAGCGAACTTGGTACGAGCTGCGTGTAACGCTTCAGCGACTTCCAGTCCTTATGGCCGGTCACGATTGCGACCTCTGGAATGGTGTAGCCCTGTTCAAACAGCCTGGACGTTCCCTCGTGGCGCAGATCGTGGAAGTGAAGATCCTCGATCTGTAGCCGATTGCAGGCGCGGCGGAACGACGCCCCGATGCTGTCTGCCTTGTAGGGGAAGATCAGCGGACCATTGCGGGGCTGACTCTCGATGATCACCGCCGTCCGCCCCAGCAGCGGCACCCACTGATGATTGCCCTTCTTGTCCTTGGGATCCTTTCTGTCCCGGATCAGGATCATGGGCTTGTCGCCGCCTTGGTAGTCGTCCCAGAGCAGTGCGACGATCTCGCCCATGCGCATGGCCGAATCGATGGCGAACGGGATCAGGTCGCGCATTGGGATGGCGCCGAAGTTGAACTTGTAGAAGGCGGCCAGCTCTTCAAGCTCATGGGCTGTAGGGCGCCGGTCGCGCTCCTCTGGCTTGGCGATGGCTCCGGCGCGGCGCAGCACTGGCCGGACGGCAGTGACCACGTCGGGGATGGTCATGTTCCATAGCGACCGAGCAGCGGCCAGGGCCTCAGCCAGGAACCCGAGTTCCATTGCCATGGTCGCCGGTCCCGGGGCCTTGCCTCCATTCAGTGCAGCGGACGGAGCCGTTCTGGCCCGGATGTGGTTCAAAATGTCTTGCCCGGTGAGGGTGGACACCTCTCGGTCGCCCAGGCTTTCAACCCATCGGCGCAGGTTCCCACGCTTGGTGGCCGAGATGGGTTTGAAGCGGTCCATCTCCTTGATGTACCGATCAATGAGGGTTTCCAGCGTCATGCTCTCCTGCGGCGGAGGCAGGCCAGCCCGGAGGGCGTCTTCTGTAATGCGAGCCCAATCCTCAGCGGCCTTGCGACCGTTGAAGGTCTTCGAGGCGGTAGGATGGGGCTTGATGCGGACCATTGCCCGCCACTTCTTTCCGCGCTTTTCGACTACTGCCATACCTTGGTGCACTCCCCGCTGCTTGGTGCAGCAGGGGTACATTACACCGGGATCGGCAGGGAAAAACAGGGACTTACAGGGAGTCCCAGCGCACCAAGGATGCACCGAAACATGCGTAAAACATTGAATTTAAAGGATATCCGGCTTTCCGTGGCGCCCATGATGGACTGGACCGACCGCCATTGCCGGGTGTTCCACCGCCTGCTGGCACCGGGTGCGCGGCTGTACACCGAAATGGTGCACGCCAACGCGGTGATCCACGGTGATCGCCAGCGCCTG